TTTTCCAAGGTATCATGGAAGGTGTTGAATTCTATTACGATATATCATCCGGAACATGGCAACAACAACAAGCTTTTGAGGAAATTGAAGAAGAGATTCGTCAGACTGCAAAGCGCAGTTCGAAGGAACTTGAAGAGCAAGCCTCAAGACTTTTTGAGAAATTTATCAAGTCACTCGCAAATACATAATTTGTATAAATAATGTTAGATTTGATACAATCACATAAGGAGCATAACAATGAGTGAAGAACTAGAAAATAAGCTAGACGAAGCGAAAGCAACTGGCGACGATTCGATGTCTGCGGACGCAGTTGCGCCAGCGGGCGGAGAGCCTAAAAAGCGCAAGGGCGACGTTAAAGCAAAGGTAGATCCAAAGGCTGATGAAATTGAGGATGATGTAAAAACACCTCAAGGAACAAACAACACTGGTCTTAAAGAATCTGCATTCGAAAGAATTTTCGATGGCGAAGAGCTTTCAGAAGACTTTATGTCAAAAGCTGAAGCAGTATTCGAAGCAGTCATTAACGAAAAGACTGCAGCTATTGAATCATCTTTGGAAGATAAGTTTGAGAAAGAATTTGTCGAATCAATCGAATCAACTAAGCAGGACATGATTGAAAAGGTTGACACATACCTTGATTACGTCATCGAAAGCTGGATGGAAGCAAACGAAGTAGCAGTCGAATCTTCTATCAAAGTTGAAGTTGCTGAGTCTCTAATTGACAGTCTAAAAGGTCTTGTAGAATCTCACAACATCGATATCGACGATGAGCAAGTTGATGCTATTGCAGAACTTGAAAAGCGTCTTGATGAATCTTCAGAAAAGTACAACGAAATTTTTGAAGCACTGATCGAGATCAAAGAAGAGAAAGAGACACTTGAGCGCGAAATCGCTTTTGCTCAAATCTCTGAAGATTTGACTGACACACAAGCTGATAAGCTAAACGTGCTTGCAGAAGGTATGTCTTGCAACAGCGTTGAAGATTACACTTCAAAACTGAAAGCAATCAAATCAAGCTATTTTGTCGAAAATGTAACTGTTGAAACAGGAGCAGAAGTTCTCGAAGAAGAGACCGACGATGAACCAAAAGCAAAGGTTCTTGATGAATCAATTGCTAGATATGCACAGATCCTTGATCGTCACGCAAAATAAGAATTATATAAATACATATAGTTAATCTCAAATAAGGAGAACGATAATGAGAAACGAAGAACTAATGGCAAAGTGGGCTCCTATTCTGGAGCATGAATCACTACCAAACATTGGCGACTCGCATAAGAGAGCGGTTACTGCAACCATTCTTGAGAACACTGAAGTAGCACTTCGCGAAGGTTCGACATATTCGCCAGCAGCACTTCTAGAAACAGCACCAGCAAACGCAACAGGTAACGGTGTTGAAGGCTACGATCCCGTACTTATCTCACTTGTTCGTCGTGCTATGCCTAATCTTATCGCATATGACATTGCTGGCGTTCAGCCAATGACAGGCCCAACTGGACTGATCTTTGCAATGCGTTCGCGTTACGAAAATCAGGCTGGCGACGAAGCATTCTACAACGAAGCTGACACAGACTTCACAGGTGCAGGTACACACGCTAACAAGCTTGGCGAAGGTAGCGAGACAACAGGTACAGGCCTTGCGACAGCAACTGCTGAAGCACTTGGTGATGCTGCAAACAATGCATTCCCAGAGATGGCATTCTCAATTGAGAAAGTTTCTGTGACTGCAAAGAGCCGTGCGCTAAAAGCAGAGTACACAACTGAACTTGCACAGGACCTTAAAGCAATCCACGGTCTTGACGCAGAGACAGAGCTTGCAAACATGCTTTCAGCAGAACTACTTGCAGAAATCAACCGTGAGGTTGTTCGCACAGTATATTCAAACGCTGTAGCAGGTGCGCAAACAGGTACTGCAGCACTAGGTACTTTCGACCTTGATGTTGACGCAAACGGTCGCTGGTCAGTAGAGAAGTTCAAAGGCCTTATGTTCCAAATCGAACGTGAAGCTAATGAAATCGCAAAAGCAACTCGTCGTGGTAAGGGTAACATTCTTATCTGTTCCTCAGACGTAGCGTCTGCGCTTCAAATGGCAGGTATGCTTGATTACACACCAGCGCTTAACGCAAACAACCTGAACCCAGATGATACTGGCAACACATTCATCGGTGTTCTTAACGGTCGTTTCCGCGTGTACATTGATCCATATGCAGGTGCTAACTACCTTGTAGTAGGTTACAAAGGCTCAAGCACATTCGACGCAGGTCTCTTCTACTGCCCATACGTACCACTACAGATGGTTCGTGCAGTTGGTGAGAATAGCTTCCAGTCGAAGCTTGGCTTCAAAACTCGCTACGGCATGGTTGCAAACCCATTCGCTGAAGGTTCAAACGTAGGTGCAGGTCGTCTTCAGGCTAACACAAACATTTACTACCGCCGCGTGGCAGTAACAAACATCCTATAATAAGACTTAGGTTAACTGAGCTTACTGAGAGGGCGTCTTCTGGCGCCCTCTTTTTTTTATTCATATAAATAGTATCAATGAATAGGAGAAAACGATGATTGATTGTACTACACTTAGACAGAACTTTTACTCACCAAAGAATTATCGTTTGGTCATAGATCGTTTACCACATGTCGAGTATTTTGCAACTGAAGTAAACATTCCAGGTCTGACGATAAATCCTGTCACAGAAGGATCACCTTTCAGAACGATTTATAGACCAGGAGATAAAGTCGAATTTGGAACTCTTGATATCACATTTCTCATCGACGAAGACTTGAATAATTATCAAGAGATTTTTTCTTGGATGATTGGTCTAACATATCCAAACAACTTCTCGCAGTATGCAAATCTTATCGAAGGCGATGGATTGTATTCTGACGCAAGTGTAATCACGCAAAACGCAGCAAAAACTTCGAATATTGAATTCAAATTCAATGACATATTCCCAATCTCACTGGGTCAAATAGTAATGAACCAGCAAGAAGAAGATGTTACATATGCGTCTGCCACAGTAACATTTCAAGTAAATGAATATACTATAACACCTTTGACTTGATTCGCAAACACTTTTGTGATATAATGATATTATTTTTTTAATGGAGACGACATGAAGCTTGAAGAGATATATGAGATGTGGGCTAAAGATTGTGAAATTGATATGATAAACATATCGAACGAATCAGCCAATATACCAAAACTTCATAACAAATACTTCCGCATGTACATGGAGGAAGGTCTACGTCTGAAAAAGCAGAAAACTGATTATAAAAAACTTAGACTTCTCAAAGAGCAATATTACAAGGGCGACCTTGATATTGAAGAGTTGAAGGAATATGGTTGGACACCACAACCACTAAAAATTCTTAGACAAGATATCGGGACATATGTTGATGCTGATGATGATATTATCAAGCAAACACTCAAAATAGGTATGCAAGAAGCTATCGTAGAATATCTTGAATCGATTATAAAACAGATAACGAATAGAGGTTTTCAACTCAAAACGATTGTGGACTGGGAACGCTTTAGAACAGGTGCAATGTAAATGGAAAGAGTTGTCGTTGAAAAGGTAGATGAGGTCTACGTTCGTGTCGTCGCAGAACCTGGTATCAAGATGGAGATGTCCGCATACTTCGAATTTTTTGTTCCAGGTTACAAGTTTATGCCAAGCTATAAGAACAAAATGTGGGATGGGAAGATCCGGCTTCTCAACACCATGACTGGTATGATATATGCAGGTCTTGTGGGTTACATTGCAAAATTCTGTAAAACAAGAGACTATGAACTCGTGCTCGGTGAAAATATGGCACCACTCGAAACATTTCCGGACACTGCTGGTTACGATCTTGCAGAGCAGTTTAATAGCGCATTCGCACCTCGCGACTATCAAAACGATGCAGTTGTCGAAGCATTGAATGGCGAAAGAAAGCTTCTGCTGTCGCCAACTGCATCTGGTAAATCTTTCATTATCTATCTGCTTGCTAGATATCATGCTGAAATCTGCAATAGACGCGTTCTCATTCTTGTTCCTACAACATCACTCGTATCACAGATGGCATCTGACTTCGTTGAATACAATAGAGGTAAACCTCTTGATACACATAAGATTATGGCAGGAGTGGATAAGAATGTAGATGCACAATATACAGTATCCACATGGCAGTCTATATACAAGCAAAGAAAAGACTACTTCGATAAGTTCGATGTTATTTTTGTTGATGAAGCACATCAAGCTAAAGCCAAATCTATCACGAAGATTCTTGAAAAGATGCCTAACATACGTTATAGATACGGTTTAACTGGGACACTAGATGACACTGAAACACATGAACTAGTTCTCACTGGGCTTTTTGGTCCAGTGTATCAAGTTACGCATACAAAGACGTTAATTGAGAACAAAACTCTTGCTGACTTCAAAATCAAAGCAGTGACACTCGAATATCCTGATGGATTGCGCAAGCTAAATAGTAATAAGTCATATCAAGAAGAGATTGATTGGATCGTTCGTGATGAAGCAAGAAACAAATTTATTCGTAACTTGGCATGGAGTTTACCAGGAAACACTCTCATACTTTTTCAGTTTGTTGAGAAGCACGGTAAAGTCCTTGCGCCTATGTTGCAAAGAGAAGACAAGAACGTACATTTCATCCATGGTGGGGTTGGGGCACAAGAGCGGGAGGATGTTCGAGGTACTGTCGAAGACAGTGGCGACAATATTATTCTTGCAAGTTACGGCACATTTTCTACGGGGGTTAGCATTAAAAGACTTGACAATATCATTTTTGCTAGTCCTTCTAAATCTAAAATCAGAAATCTACAGTCAATTGGGCGAGTGCTGCGTAAAGGCAACGGTAAAGATAAAGCTGTTCTATATGACATTGTGGACGACTTACAATGGAAGTCAAAAAAGAACTTTGCAGTTCAACACTTCCTTGAGCGTGTGAAAATCTACTCGAATGAGGGTTTCGAATTTAAGATATATAATGTTAAGATAGGAGATCATTGATGAACCTGTTACACATAAAACTGAAGAACGGTGAAGACATTCTTGCAAAAGATCAGTCTACATCACTTGAAAACGTTGTTGTAGTTGCGATGCCTATCTCTGTTCACATGGATCCTTTGCACGGCTTCTTTGCTAAATCTTGGATGGTTCTGTCAGATATCGATGTAGTTTCCATCAATAAAAATGACATAATGTTTTGTTATCCTGCGTCTCAGCATGGTGTCAACTACTATGAAGAGTTTATGAAGAAGCATATCAGATACGATGATGATATTGAATCTGATGATATCGATGACCTAGAGAAGATGTTCGAAGCAATGCTAGAATCTAAATCATCTAAAATACACTAATAGTATTCATATTCGTTATAAGCATTATACACATTCTCAGCACCCATGTCAACCATTAATTAGGGGTTGACATCACATATATTTTGGTATACAATGAAAAGAAAAGGATTTGAAATGGCTAAAGCTAAAAGAAATTATGTAAACAACGCTCACTTTTTCGATGCTATGGTTGAGTACCGCAAGCTATGCGAAGATGCTGAGAACGGTGGAGACGAACATCCACGAATACCGAACTACATAGGCGAGTGTCTATATCAGATAGCGAATCGTCTTGCAACAAAACCTAACTTCTCTGGATATTCATATAAAGAAGAGATGATTAGTGATGGATTAGAAAATGCGATCATGGCAGTCAAGAACTTTGATCCAGATAAGTCTAAGAATCCATTCGCATACTTCACACAAGTCATCTACTTTGCGTTTCTCAGACGAATCGAAAAAGAGAAGAAGCAGTTGTACATCAAACACAAGGTTGTTGAAAACTCTGTAATTCATGATACAGCAGTCGATAGATCAGGTGGTGGCGAGAGTAAAGATGGTAGTGCTGCATACATTGACTTGGATAATGATTACATGAGTAACTTTGTTGAAGGATATGAAGCCACTATGCAGAAGAAACGAGATAATGCGAAAAAATGATGGAGTATAATTATGGCGCAACCTTTACCAGTTATTATAGAAGACTTAGTTGCTAAAGTAAGAGATAGTAAGACGCATCCTGAACAGAGGCAGCATTACGCAGGAACTTTGAAAAATATTATTGATGAAAGCACCAAAGCATATAAGCAATGGGAGCAAGATTGGGTTAATAGACGATAATGAAGATAGCCATTATAACTGACACACACTGGGGTGCGAGAAATGACAACGCTGCACTTGCACATCACTTTGCAAAATTTTATACCGACGTATTCTTTCCTACCCTAGAAGCTGAAGGTGTAAAGACTATTTTGCATTTGGGCGATTTAATGGATCGTCGTAAATATGTCAACTATGTTACAGCAAGAAACACTGAAACGTATTTCATCAAACCGTGTTATGACATGGGTATTGATGTTCATATCATTGCAGGTAATCACGACACATACTACAAGAATACGAACGAAGTCAACAGTCTACGCGAGTTGTACTCGGAAACAAAGTATGATAATTTAAATCTATATTGGGAAAAGCCGACTGAATTGCATTTCGATGGCTGTGATATTATGCTTGCGCCATGGATTTGCGCAGACAATTCACACGAGACACTTGAAATATTTCAGAATACCAAGGCGCAAGTTCTTATGGGTCACTTTGAAATCTCTGGCTTTGAGATGATGAAAGGTCACTTGTGTGATCATGGGTTAAGCAAATCTATCTTCAAAAAGTTTGACGATGTTTATTCTGGTCACTTTCATCATCCGTCATCGCATGATAACATCACATATCTTGGCGCACCGTATGAGATGAACTGGTCGGATTATGACGGAAAACGTGGATTTCACATCTTTGATACCAAAACTCGTGAGATGACTTTCTATCAAAATCCACATAGAATCTTTCATAAAATCATCTATGATGACACTGACATGACAATCGAAGATGTTGCAGAACTTGATATTTCTCTATTGACAAACACATTCATAAAGGTTATAATCAGAGAGAGAAATAATCCATACATCTTTGATTTATTCCTTGACCGATTACAGTCAAGTGATGCTGCTGATATCAAGATTGTTGAAGATCATATGAACTTGGACTTAATCGGTGATGACGAGTTGCTTGATGAAGCACAGGACACATTGACTATATTGAAGCAATATGTTGACACTATGAATCTGTCGAGCAATAAGGACAAGGTGAATACGTGCTTGCGTGAACTATACAGTGAGGCTATAAATCTGTGATACATTTTGATAAGTTATCCTATAAAAATATATTGTCAACAGGCAACGCTTGGACTGAGATTGATCTGGCAGCCAACAAATCTACGCTGATCGTGGGTGAAAACGGTGCTGGTAAATCGACTATGCTAGATGCAATCTGCTTTGCACTTTATGGTAAACCTTTTCGCAAGATTAACAAGCCACAGCTAATGAATTCTATCAATCAAAAAGACTTGAAGGTCAAGGTAGAATTTACAACATCTGGTCACAAATATATTGTTCTTAGAGGTATGAAGCCAGCCATCTTTGAGATATGGCGAGATGGTGAATTGCTTAATCAAGACGCAGCGGCGCGTGACTATCAAGCTTATCTTGAGGAGAATATTCTTAAATTGAATTTCAAATCTTTCGGACAAGTTGTTGTACTGGGTTCAAGTACATTCGTACCTTTCATGCAGCTACCCGCAAAGTCTAGACGCGATGTTATTGAAGATTTGCTTGATATTCAAATCTTTACTGTCATGAACACTCTACTAAAAGAGAAGATTTCTGCGAATAAAGATAATGTCGCGGAAATAAAATATCAAATTGACCTGCTCAAAAACAAAATCGAATCTGCTAAGAATCACAACGAATCTATTCGCAAAATCAAAGAAACTGAGGTTTCGCGAATCAAAGATCGTGTGAAAGAACAGTTAACTATCATTGAAGCAGAGGAGAAGAATATTGAATCTGTTTCTTCAGTGATGGACAATCTCACTGCGCAGATCGGTGACAAATCTTCCGAGAAAAAGAAGCTAGAAGAGCTTGGTAAGATAGACGATAAATTAGACACGAAGATGCGTCAGATCATGAAGGAAGTGAAGTTCTATGAGAATCATGATAACTGTCCAACGTGTAAGCAAGGTATCGAGCACACATTCAAAGAAGATACCAAATCTTCGCATCTGGAAAAGGTCAAAGAAATTGAGTTGGCAAAGGAGCAAATTGTCGAGCGAAAGTCGAAGCATATCAATAGACTTAATGTAGTAAGCGATATCGCGGACGAGATTTCTGCGCATCATCTCAGATACTCTGAGCATAGAGCGAATGTTAAGTTTGCAAAGAATACGCTATCAAGTATTCGAACAGAGCTTGAAGATGCCCAGAAAGAATTTGAGAGTATTGACACATCTACCATAAATAATCTAGAAAGCGATCTAAAGTCTTACCACGCGAATCAAACTGAGTTGTTTGATAGTCGAGAAACTTTGTCACTTGTCAGTTCAATGTTAAAAGATGGTGGCATTAAAACGCGAATCATCAAACAGTATATTCCTATCATGAATAAATTGATCAACAAGTATCTTGCTGCTATGGATTTCTTTGTGCAATTTGAATTAGACGAGAGTTTTAATGAAACAATTAAGAGTCGTTTTCGTGACGAGTTTTCTTACGCTTCTTTCTCCGAAGGAGAGAAATTGCGTATTGACCTTGCCCTACTATTTACATGGAGAGCAGTAGCAAAACTTCGTAACTCGGTATCTACTAATCTACTGATCATGGACGAGATTATGGATAGTAGTCTTGACAACACAGGAACAGAAGAGTTCTTGAAAATTATCAACGAACTTACAGCAGATTCCAACATCTTTATCATCAGTCACAAGGGTGATCAATTGTACGACAAATTCGATAACGTTATCCGTTTCGAAAAGGTTAAAAATTTTAGTAGAATGGCTACATAGGAGAGTAAAATGCAAACTGGAAGACTTGCTTCTTTAGAAAGCAAACATAAAGACTTGCACAATCGTATTGAAGTTCTTGAGGCTGAGAAGGCACCTGAGAAGTATATTAAGCCTTTGAAAGTTGAAAAACTCATGATAAAGGACGAGATTGAAAAATTGCATGTATAACACTAAGATAGGATTCACATGCTCTGTTTTTGATTTACTCCACGCCGGACACATTGCTATGTTGCGCGAAGCAAAGACGCAGTGCGACTATCTTATCTGTGGGCTTCAGCTAGACCCGAATATTGATAGACCAGAGAAGAATAGACCGGTTCAGACTGTGGTAGAACGCTATACACAGCTATCAGCCGTCAAGTATGTTGACGAAATAATTCCGTATGTGACAGAAAAAGACTTGACAGATATGCTTGAAATGTATAGTATAGATGTAAGGATTTTGGGTGACGAATACAAAGACAAGGACTTCACTGGTCGTGAACTGTGTGATAAACTTGGTATTGACTTGTATTTCAATCGCCGCAACCATAGATTTTCATCAAGTGAATTGAGAAAAAGAATTTTGGAGAAATAATGAAATTAAAGAGGCATAATTATACGAAAAATATTTTAGACTTTATAGATGAATCTGAAGACGAATATATTGATTTAGAGTTACAAGAGAATAAAGGTATGAAAGCCTATGTCCGACCTGAGACGTCTGATCCATTTGTTCTAAAAGAAGTCTCTTCTGGCGAATATCGCAAACTCAAAATTACTCCAGATGATGTAATCGTTGACTTTGGTTTAAATATAGGTATGTTTACAACTTATGCCCTTTTACAAGGCGCAAAAGAGGTTCACTCCTTTGAAGCTGAAACTGAGAATTTTCAACTTGCTCAGATGAATGTGAAGCTTAACGGAGTTGATGATAGAGCATATCTCCATAATCGTGCTGTTGTTGGGAATGATGATGAAGAACGCTATTTCTCTATCAATGTAAAGAAAAATAAGGGTGCGCATTCACTTATTGAGAAGCGTGGTCGCGACACCGCCACCGTAAAGTGTATCAACGTCAACAAGGTCTTAGAAGAAGTCAAGCCTAGCATTATTAAGATGGATATTGAAGGTGGTGAATATGAGGTCTTGAAATCCATTAAAAACTATGATACAATACATCAATTGATATTTGAATTTCACCATGCACATTTGAACGATATTCCAGATCATCTTAAATATAATGAGATTTTGGACTTACTTCGTAAAGAGTTTTCCAATGTTGAAGCAAGAGAAGATACAAAAGGCGCATGGGTATGTGTAGTATATTGTTGGAGATAACATGAATAAAACACCTAAATCAGTTGTTGAAGAGAGCGGCGAATACGATAACTACCTCGACTTTCAAAAGAGAGTCGAGGACTCGTATAGTGTTGGTCTAGAAAAATTCTTTGGCGAAGAAGTACCAGATGTTCTGTACGATCAGACGAAAGCCAAGCGTAAAAATGATGCTTGGAAAGTTGTTTATGTTCACTTCCGTAATATAGACGACCTTGAGGACTTCTGTAAGCGTATAAATCAAATGTTGGATTACAAGAAGAAAGTGACCTGGTATCCTTTGATTGATAGAGGTGCGACTCTGTTTGACGATGGAGATGAAGGTGAAATTGCAATTGATCGTACACTTCTTATTCCTCGTAAGGAAACAAAAGAGAAGTTGCCTACTCTTGGTGAACTCAAGTGGAAGCAACACTGGCATGGTATGCCTGAGTTTGCGCAAGAGCATAGAGAACCGTTTCGCACCGTTCATGTGAAGTTTCGTAACGAAGAAGACTACCGAGAGTTTTCTCGGAAAATTGACCAAGAACTTACTGATAAGACGAAAGCTATCTGGCATCCCAAGCTAGAGATTACAGCGAATCGTCTTCTGCGTTGGGTCGAAGATGGTGAGAGAACTCAAGCAAAACATCCACTCTACATTATTTCAAAGACACGCTATGACAGTATGTTCACGTCACGTTCTTTGGCACGTATGCAGATTCCACATTACATTGCGATTGAGCCTCAAGAAGAAGAGCAATACGAAAAGGCACTAGACAACTTTGGTATTCGTGACTATGTAACACTTCTTGTTGCTCCATTCTCCAATCATGGCGATGGTCCAGGTCGTGCAAGAAACTGGTGTTGGGATCACTCTATCAGCATCGGTGCTAAGTATCACTGGGTCTTTGATGACAACATTAGTGACTTCTATCGTCTCCATGAGAATCAGCGTATTCGCTTTGAGAGTGGTGCAGGGTTTCGTGCGATGGAAGACTTTGTAGAGAGATTTAAGAATGTTTACATTGCTGGTCCACAGTATCGTTTCTTTATTGCACCAGATCAGAAGTATCCTGCATTCGTTGCCAACACCCGTATATATTCTGCTTTGCTTATCAGGAATGATTGTAAGCATCGCTGGCGTGGTCGTTACAATGAAGACACTGATATCTGCCTTCGGGTTCTGAAAGATGGCGACTGTACCATTCAGTTCAATGCATTTATGCAAGGCAAAGCTGCAACTCAGACTGTAAAGGGTGGTAATACCGCTGAGTTCTATCACGCAGAGAACTCGGAGAAGATTGATGATGCCACGAACTACAATGCTGAAGGTACTGTGAACAAATCGCAAATGCTTGTTGATATGCACCCAGATGTAGCCCGTCTTGTCTGGCGCTATGGTCGCTGGCACCACTGGGTTGACTATGAACCCTTCAAGAAGAACCAGTTGAAGTATGTTGATGGCTTCGAGGTGCCTACTGGCGTAAATAATTACGGAATGCGTCTAGAAACCGATTTTAAGGGTTGACATTCATGACGAATCACTATACATTCATAATGTAACAAAGAGAGTGATAGCCATGAATGTCAATGTTAGCGGTAATGAACTTCTGAAAATCTT